GATACTTTTCTATTAGCAAAAGCTTCTTCAATGTTAATCGGTTTCTGAGAAATACGAAGTTGGTAGTCTTGCGATTTAAGTTTCTTCTTCCAATCTATTCTTTCTTCAAGAATCATCTGTAAAGCTTCTTCAACCAAAGAATTACCGTATTCATCAATACAAGGTAGCATTGACCATTGTTCAGGTATAAATAAACCACATTCAGCGTATTCACCATGTTCATTAAGAAGATTTGTACCTACAGCAAGAATATCTTTTGAGTCTGGTTGCAAAATCATTTCTTTCAGTGGTTCACACTGATCAAGGTCACCCACAGAACCAGCTGCAACAAACATACCTGTGTATATCATACCAGACTTTAATGCCGGTAGAAGATACTCAATAGTCTTATCCATGTTCGGTGCAATACCTGCTTCCTCATGAAAGAACAGATTACAAGGACCACCGACACCATTTGTAGGATCTTTATCTAGAGATAAACCTATAATTACAGAATTTAGACCTACGTCTTTTTTTCTTCCTCCAGCATTTACTTCAATTTTCTGCTGCCAGTTAAGAATCTTATCGGGATTACAAGGTCTGTACCAAGCGGTATGCTGATTAAGAAAGTTTCTGTATTCTTCCATAAATCTCCATGTACCCTTCTCGTTAATGTAATCTTTTAAAGACCCTGCCATTTTATTAATAGAACCTTCTTCAAACCAGAAGTTATTAATCATTTTTGCAGCATGGTAGTATGAAGACGCAATCTGACGTTTCTTTAGAATTGCGACATGTTTGTAACTATACTTAGCAATATCTTCATACAATGCCATATGATACTGCGCATCCCTTACATCTGGGAAAGTAAACTTACCTTGCTCCTTGTTGTAGATGGGTAGAAAGTTTAACCACATGTAGTAGTCTCTTGTCAGATACCATGTCTTTCCAAGAGGACTTTTAAATATTACACCCTTTCTACATTTCTCTTTTTCAAAGTTCCAATAATCTATAAAGTCTTTGCTTCTAAAAGGTGCAGCGCAGTAAATACGCTTTTCATTAAAATATTTAGCTTGATTATTAAATAACCTAGATGTTTCATCGAAACCATACTGACCCGGTTCCTTAAAAATGGATTTAAGGAACTCTACAAACTGTTCTCTTGTGGCATATGTAGTTATAGTCCATTCGCCAACAGCTGCATCATACGTGGGTATTTGTATGAAATTCTCCAATGTTATTCTGTTACAGCTAAATCAATTACACTTTCTATAGTATTGGGATCACCGTTTGATGTATTGATTACATAAATTAGAGTGTTTATATCTCTTGACTTTACAATTGGATATTTTGTTTCACCACCACTCCAATAGTTTGTATAATCTTCACGATGAATAATACACCAAAGACCTGTGTATGGATTCAAATGGAAAACCCAATTGTAGAATCCTTCGTTCACCTCTTTCATATCATTATTCTTTAAATCTTTATAGAAACTATAAAACCATACACCAGCGTTATAAAAAAACCCGGGTATGATTTCTAGATTTGTTTTTGCGTACATCTTAAAAGAAATCTCACAGAATAACCAACCAAGTTTATCTGTAAAATAATTTCTGATTTTAAACAAATAGGTCATCATGAGGATGTCTTTTATTTTTATTAATTGATCTGCGCAATAAAATATAAGCACCAAAAAATAGTCCCGATACGCAGTAAAAAATTAAATCCGTAATCCAATAGGAATTTGTCAAGTCCATTACTAGCTTGAATAAAGCGTCGAATCCAAATGGATTGAAAAACATAGCGATCATAAGTACTACTGTCGCCAACTTCTGTTTGTCTACTGTCACCTTCATTACTCATATTTATTGGGTTTCGTTATACTATTGGTCATATGCAAGTTGTTGACCACCTCTTGCAGTACCTTTCTGTTCTTCCATAAGATCTTTATATGCTCCTTTGAATGACATACGAATCTGCTCAAACTTTGCTGCTGCATTTACAAGAGAGTTGATATTACCATCACGACCATGCTCAATAGGTGTATTCTCCATATATCGAGCAAGTCTATCAAGCATTTGCTTTATACCCATGTATGCGCGATACGTAGGTGTCTCGTAAAGCTTTTCACAAAATTTTAATGCATCTCTAATTGTAGTATCTTCTGTAGAAAATTCAGCATTGACTTCACGTAAAATCAATTCTTCTTTATCATTTTCGACAATATCAAAAAAAGGATTTAGTTCTGGATTAGGACACGTCATATAAAACACATACGCATATACTGACAAATAATCTTCAGGATATTCGTCAAATATTTTCTTTAGAGTTTCCAACACAAAGCAATGCTCTGTGGGAACTACTGTACCATTCTGAACATCAAACAGCTTGACCATACTTCTTCATTAAAAGTTTTTCTTTATTTTCCTGGTAGTGTTTCAATAAACTTACCACCTCATCTTTCAAATAAGGTAGCCGATAAATAACAACTTCCTTCACTTTAGGATAACCCTTTTCATCATAAATAACAAGAGGAAATCCATTTTCATCTTTTTCATCACGCTCTTCAAAAAGAATATGATGAATTGTCAAATCACCCGCTTGCAATTTGGGATTATGCTTTAGTACAATATACATGTACAAAGAAAGTTGCAGGTTGTAATGATTAAGATTACAATCATCCAAATGTGAAACAGGGTATTCCATTTTTTGTGAAATACCCTCCCAGTTTCTGTAGCTTTCTTTTTTAATCTCTTTGTTTGTTTTGTAATCTGTGATATATACTTTTCCATTCGCAACTTCTACCAAATCACTTTGACCACATATACCTGCTGATTTTAAATAAACCATATGCTCAGGATAAATACCACCTGTAAGTTTTTGTTCGGGAGCAACCTTGTAACCGTTTGCATCTACAATAGGTGCATAAATTGGCAGCTCTGTATTATATCTAACAATAGTATTACAACCTAAAAGATCATCTTCTCTTTGTTTGTGATACCAGTTTCCTAGTCCTGTTGCTCTGTCAGCTTCTTTTTTCCAAATAGCTCGAATGTCTTCAGGACGCATACCATACCATTTACTTTTAGAATTTCTGGAAGATTTTTCAGAAATAGTTTTAGGGTCAAATGGTTGTTTGTAAAAACTTAAAAGTGTTGTAGCACTTACCCACTTTACAGATTCAGACTTATCTATTGAGTGATAAGAATGATCTGATTCGTTAAAATATATTTCCATAGGTCATTGGTTTTACATTCCTAATTTTTGCTCAAGCTTTTGAGCCTCTTCTTCAGTGAGTTCACTAGACCACTTAGATGCAGGACAACTACTTGCTAAACTTCTGGTTTTAAAAAATAATTTGCATCCGCAAAGACTGCAACAAGGTTGCGTACCAGCAACTAAGCACTTGTCACCTTTGTTATCAATATGCTCGCATCCATTGCAAATACTCATACGTTCTTTTGCAATAGCTTCGACATCCTCTTTGGTAAATATTGAGTTCTTGATACCCTCAATAATTTCACCCTTGCTTTTCCAAATTCGAATTATGCTGTTCATAGTTTTTTCTTTGGTTTTTGATTTCAGCTTTTTCAGTTTCAAGTGTAGCAACTTTTTCTTTTAAGTCTAAAAGTTTATCAAGCTGATCGTACTTGTCTTTTAGAATGCTGTATTGCTGTAATGTTTTTGGTGCACCGATTGTTTCGATCAACCTCTGTAGTCTTGCTATTTTATTTTCCAAAGACCAAGGTTTTACAACAAATGTTCCCAGATTTGGAACTTGTATGTGTGTATGTGTGACTTGCGACATTTGATTATGCACATACTTCCAATATTGCACTATTACAGAATCAACAATTTCTTCGCTTACATTAAGCTTCTGTGCTGTCTTCTTTACTATTTGGTTTCTCTTGGTTGGTCTCAACTGCTAAAAAATTATAGTTTAGTAAAATGTTTCCTTTTTTTGCAACATTCAATCCATCAATAAGTCTAATTACTTTCTTACCCTTACGTGATTTAATCACATAACCTCTCTTTTCAAGACTTACCATTCTGTTTCTTACGTTCTGTGAACGTACTTCTGGTTTTTCTGTATGCTTATATACAATACCCGCAGCACGATCACAGAACAAACGCAGTTCAATTGGACCCCATAAACCTAATAGTGTCAGCAGTTCCAAATCACTAGAAACAATGCTCTCTTTTTTAAAGAACATCACTTCTGTAATGATTTGGTACTTTACCAGATCGTAGTGATCTAGTCTTACCTTTTTTGTTATTTTGTTTACTTCCATTTTGGTTTTATTTCTTAATAATGTCAGTGAGCGAGTTTCACGCTCATCTCCTATAATCCAGTTATATCTGCGGATACAACTGTAACCCTTGCCACCTAAGGGATAGGCGTGCTTTTTTTACGCTTGCACCAACACGACATTGACTATGTTTACTGATTTTTCATAAGGTGGGAGTCCTGACTACCCACAAGTCTAACGCATGTCCCTTTTCACCCATAATCCAAGTAGATGATCAGTCTACCTGTAATGATTAGCTGGATTGACTACCAGCACCTGCTGCGGAGATCAGTATGTATATTCTTCGCAGGACCCCAGAGCTTATTGGTTACGCTACCTTTAAGTTGAGTGGTTTTATCCTCCATGCCTGACAACGTG